GACTCAGTCAAGACTGAAAAGATACTGGGCTTTGTGAACTACTGCGGCCAAGTATTAGAGTGTGACCATATCATGATTGATTCCCTGGCTAAATGTGGAATCGGTGTGGAGAATCGCGAAGGTGAGGCAGACATTATCAACAGGTTAGCTTGGTCTGCAAAGCATCTAAATACTCACATTCACCTAGTCTCTCACGTTAGAAAACCCCAGAGCGCCGGAGAAGAATACATTCCTACTAAGTTTGATGTGAAGGGTTCAAGCGCCCTAGTGGACTTAGTGGACAACTTGGTTATTTGCTGGGCTAACAAGAAACGGGAATCACTGAAAGAACTTGGTCAATTAGATGAGAAGGAGCAGGAATATTTTGATAAAACTTTCGACCAGCTACTCATCATAGCGAAGCAAAGGCATGGCCGGTGGGAAGGGAAAGTCGGACTGTATCATCACCAAAGTCTGCAATTTGTTTCTAGGGAAGGCAGGTCAATGGACTACAAGATAGACCAAGTCTTTGATAATGAAGAAGAAAACACTGAAGAGAAAATAATTCAACAAATTGAGTTTTAGTTGTTGACAAGAATAGTATTACCGATAATAATTCACATTCCACAGGAGGAAACACCATGAGCAGATTAGAATATTACATCGAAACAAACATCAATGATTACGTCATTGATTCATGCGGCTACGCAAACATCAAGAACAAAGATGTTGAGGAAGAACTAACCATACTCAGCCAGGACGACGAGAACTTCCTGGATGAGGTAATGAATCATCACATCAAGAGCAGCGAGGAAGCTCAGATATTGCTAACTAAGGCAGTACATGGCGACTGGATGGCTGGCATAAGATACTTCGCCATGATTAAGAAAGGTATGCATTCTTACCTATCTTATGAGTTAGACAATATGTCTTGCGAGGGTCTTTTAGAAAAGTGGCAGGATGAGTACGCCAAAGAATACGCTGAAGAGCAGAGGATGTCGGAGGCTGTTGAGGCGCGGGTAGAGCGATGAACTTTCTATGGATCAAAAGAGGCTTTTGTGTCTTTTCTATAGATCAAAACGAAACAGGAGGATGAGCAATGAGCGAGAGCAAATGCGCTGAAAGAATACGCTATGCCCTACAGGGAAAAACCGAGAGGGGGTATAAGGCTCGTCTTTTGCTCGACTTGCATGAGCGACTGGACGACCCAGAAGAAAATGTAACAGCAGAAGAACTGCAAACGGTTTTAATGATGGCGGCTGAGGAACTGGAGAAATAGCAATGAATGAGTATTTTGGTGAGCTATTAGCTTACTTGTTATTTTTTATAAAAGAGGAAACTAAAGATGTCACAACCAAACACAATCACAATCGATGATACTGTATACGTTAAAGCCGACAGCGTAGTCGCCCAGGAAGCAACACCTGACACGCCCTATGCTGAGCGTATGAAAGGACGTCCAGTCATTGTCCGATGCAAGGATGCTGGCGTTCACTTCGGTTACTACGTCGCCCATGATGGCCGTGAAGTTGAACTACAGGACTCTCGACGCCTGTGGCATTGGAAATGCAATAAAGGACACTCACTGTCCGGTGTCGCGCTCAGCGGTCTGCACCCCGACTCTAAGATTACAGGCAAGGTTAAAAGCATTCTTCTGCCAGAGTCTTGCGAGATCATAGAATGCACACAAGAGGCAGCCGTTTCTATCAAAGCACAGAAAGTGCATAACACATAGAAGGCTATGAAGGGCTACCAGTCTGCAAGGGCTGGGTAGTTTTTAGGTGACATTATGAATAAAGAAACTGAGGGATACGGCTACGGACAAGGCCACGGCAGCGGCATCGGCCACGGCAGCGGCGGCGGCTACGGCTACGGCAGCGGCAGCGGCAACGGCAAAGGCGACGGCAGCGGCATCGGCCACGGCAGCGGCAGCGGCGACGGCTACGGCTACGGCAGCGGCAGCGGCGACGGCGACGGCTACGGACAAGGCCACGGCCACGGATAACTAGGTGATAACATGACACAAGAAAACAACAGCACTCGTTATCAATGCCCCGACTGTGGGGAGGAATGGATAGATATAATTTCCGAGCGGCAGGCACTACAGGAGCAAGAGCAATGAGCAAGAAGGGCCACAGAGATTTGTACCCAAAGATTATATCTATGGCAAAGAAAGGCATGAAGGGTACTGACATAGCTGATGAGTTAGGGTTAAGTCCTAACAGTGTAAGGACTGTACTGTTTAACAACGGGGTCAAGTTAAAGACCCCAAGGGGAAGGCCAATGGTGGACAACCCCGTTAGAAATAGATTTAAGGTTCCCAAGATTCACGAGGGGCCAGAGAGAGTATTACCAGACCCATTTAGGAGGAGATATGAGTAAACCATTGATAGACATTGAGGGCATTCTACTGAGTGCTATAGAAAAGCTGCCGCAAGAAACAAACACTCTTGATGTATGCGGTCAGATGGTGACTATGGCAGCTTCACAAGCTCAATTTATGGGCGTGTGTAAAGAGAATTTCTTGGACGCAGTTGGGGCGACATGGGATGAAATTGCTGAGGCCGAAGAAGCTCATGTGGAGATACACTAATGAAGACTAGCGAATCACTAAAACACTTTGCACCAGCATTTAGAAAGGCTCAGAGTGAGATGGAAGCTGTTAAGAAAGACCAATCCAACCCATTCTTTAAGTCAAAGTATGCGAACATTGAGTCAATAATTGATTGTGTTACGCCAATCCTAAGTAAGAACTTCCTGTCCTTTTCACAGCACCCTGTGTCTACGGAGAGGGGAGTGGGCGTTACAACCATCCTAATGCATGATTCAGGTGAGTGGATACAAGAGTCCTACACTCTACCTATAGCCAGCCCTAAGCCCCAGGAAGGTGCTGCTGCGATTACCTACGCCAGACGGTATGGTCTTCAATCTATCTGTGGATTGAGAGCCTATGATGATGATGATGGCGAAAGGGCAATGGGGAGATGAGACTAATAGATTGCGAGCAAGGTAGTGAGGAGTGGTTAAAGGCTAGACTGGGAGTACCGTCTGCCTCTAACTTCTCCAAGATACTTACAACAAAAGGAACACCGTCAACCCAAGCTAAGGCTTATGTTGATGCGTTAGTAGCAGAGGCCATTACGGGTGAATCCACCTATGTGAAGGTAACTGACGCCATGCAACGTGGCACTGAGCTGGAACCCTACGCTAGAGATAGATACATACTAGAAACTGGGAACCAAGTTCAGGAAGTAGGCTTTTGTCTTCACGATGATTATCAGGCTGGCGCAAGCCCAGATGGTTTGATTGGTGACGATGGAGGTTTAGAAATCAAGTCACCCTTGGGAGGTACTATGGTATCTTATTTAAGAGGTGGCAGGTTGCCCAGTAAATACTTTCAGCAGGTACAAGGCTGTATGTATATCACTGGTAGGAAGTGGTGGGACTTCATGGCATACCATCCAGACATGAAGCCCCTGATAGTTAGAGTGGACAGAGATGAGGACTTTATATCTTGTCTTGATGAAACTCTAAGAAAGGTAGTGGATGAAATTGAAAGATTAGTTAATAAATATTCGGAGGAATAATGGAATACGATAACACTAACAGAGGTGCGGTTTGGAAGAACGAAACTGATAACCCTAAAGCACCAACACTGAAAGGTGAATGCAACATAGATGGGACTGACTATCTAGTGAGTGCCTGGAAGAACGACACTTCAGGCAATCCTAAAAGGCCAGTGCTTAGTTTATCTTTTGAGAAGAAGCAGGCTAAGGCTAAAGCCCCTGAACCCACTGCAAGCTTTGAGGATGTTCCGTGGTAGATCATTTTGGGAATGTGTTAAGGAGACTCCATGAATCTTCTGGAGTCTCACAATACAAAATTGCTAAAGACATTGGGATGGCTTCATCTAACTACAATGCTATGTTGAATAGGAAAGATATGAAGTGTTCCACGTTCTTTACTGTTTGTGATGCGATGGGCTTTAAACCGGAGGATGTATGCCAGTATCTGCGGTAGCTAATGATGTTTCAGATTTGAAGAAAATCTTTAAGGACATTGACAAGCTAATCAAGAAGACTGGTTTTGCTAACATAGCCTACTCTGATGGGGGGATGAAGGTGGAGGACTTCACCCTCTCCTCCCTGTCTCAGAAAGCCCTTAAAGCGATTTGGACAAGAGAGGCTGCAAAGCATAACTGGAAGACAGAAGACGTTGATGAGGCCATGTACGAAGGCATGAATCGGTGGCTTAAAACTAAGTGTTACAGCGACACCAAGGAGAAGTTTCTTCTTAGGTTTATCAAGAACCCAGAGGGAGGCGAGAAGGCAGAGGTTACAAGTTCTTCTAACTGGACAGTAGGGGAGATGACATTCTTTTTAGATTGGATGCAAAACTTCTGTGCCAAAGATGGATTAATCTTAGAGGCAAAGGGGGAGTACCTTGAAAATACCAAAGCTCAAAATAGTTAATAAAGAAAAAGTAAAAGAAGCGTTAGCTGAAGAACTAACACAGAATGAGATGAAACTTCTTAACGAGAGCAGGAGAGCGTTTACTGATAAAGAAATATCATACATAGAAAAGAACAAACCATACCTTTTGGCTTCTAATCAAAAGGAAGACATAAGAGACATGAGAAATAGTGGGTTCTCCGTAATGTCTAAGGAATTTAGCATTGAGCTTCTATCAAGAAGGTTTGCATTTTATGAAGACACATTGATAGGAAAAAGTGTTGATACCGCAAATGATTTAAGAATGAGGTCATTGAAAGCAAGAGACTGCCTAATGAATGACCTTTACTTTGACACACTTAAACAGGTTAAGGAATAACTATGGGCGATAAATGGGATAACGTATCTGTTAGAGCTGCTCCAGACCCGCAACTATTAGAGTATTGCGAGACAGAGAAGCAACGAGAATACCTTACTGCCTGGATAGAGTTTGGAACCTCTGCTGCTGCCGCTAAGGAGCTTGGATGTAGTGAACAGAACATCAGGTCATCTAAGAGAATTGTCGAAGCAAACGCAGCCAAGAAAGGCTGGCAGAAATCAGATAATCATGTACCGGACGGGTATAAGGTAAAGGGGAAATCAACACTCCTTGATTCTGATGGCAATACTAAAATCCAATGGGTCAAGACTGAGATAGATAAAGAAAGACAAGAAGAAATAATGAGGGAGCTATGTGAAAACCTCACTCAGAATATAAAACCTTGGCCTGTAATCAAAGCTCCTAAGAAAGTTGATAAAGACTTATGCTCAGTGTACACAATCACTGACTATCACATAGGTGCATACTCCTGGAATGAAGAGACTGGCGCTGACTGGGATATTAAGATTGCAGAGGATACTTTATACAAAGCATTCGGGGATATGATTAATGGAACCCCAGACTCCGAACAGGCAGTATTCGTTCAGATGGGAGACTTCCTCCACTGGGACGGTCTGACCTCCGTAACCCCACTAAACAAGCACGTTCTTGATTCAGATGGTAGATACCCTAAGCTAGTCCAAGTCGCCGTAGAAACCTGTGTACGGGCGGTAGAAATGCTATTACACAAGCATAAGCACGTTCATGTAGTAATGTGCGAGGGTAATCACGACTTAACTGGGTCTGTTTGGTTACAGGCCATAATGAAGATGGCATTTAAAAAGAACAAAAGAGTCACCGTGGATGGTAGTGTGTTTCCATACTACTCATTTACCTGGGGTAACGTCTTTTTAGGATGGCATCATGGACACCTGACTAAGATTAGAGGATTGGCTGGCAAGTTCTTCTCTGAGCCAAGGTTCCGTAGTCAGATGGCGAACACTGAATATATATACATTAGTACAGGACACTACCATACCAAAGAAGTAGTAGAGGTATCCGGTGCGGTGATAGAGAGACATCCTACGTTAAACGCTAGAGATGCCTATGGCGCCAGGGGATTTGAACACTCCCAAAGGGGCGCATTAGCAATCACTTATGACAAAAGTAAAGGCGAGATTAGTAGAGTAACGGTAACACCATGAGACAACTGAGCGAACTTAACATTATTGAAAACTGCCAACAGTGCATCTATCACAAGAAAGATGACATAAACCCTTCTCGTACTTACTGCGAGAAGCTGGCAGAAAGATATGGGAGGCCAGTAGAGATATGTGTAAACAAACACTTTCCAATCGTATGCCCTTTGTTGAAGGTGTAGCTAAGGTTAGGAATCCCTGCAGAGGTATATGTTCCACCTCTACCGTGGGGAGTATCTGGTGTGTAGGTTGTGGTAGGTATTACAAAGATGTGATTAATTGGAATGCCTATGATGAGTCCAACAAGATACTAGCCATGAAGAGAGCTACGGAACACCAACAGAAGAAGAGGAGCGGAGAGGTTACTGATAACCTAGATTACTTATGAAAGAAAAAGACGATTACAAACCAGCGGGCCACACAAGGTTCACTATGAACATGAGAGAAGACTTGCATGAAGACCTCAGGACTTACTGCTTTGTTAACAAGGAGAACATGAGTTCGGTCATTGAGGAACTGATAGAGAAGCATCTTAACAAGCCAAGCTCTACTGACAAGAAGGGTAGAGATGTTAAAGCAAAAGACATACAAGTAGGTGGGAATCATTATAAGGATTTTAAAATCCAACCCATAGAGTATATCCAGGCTAACGATTTAAGTTACTGTGAAGCCAACGTGGTTAAGTATGTTACTAGGTGGAAAAGTAAGAATGGTATTGAGGACTTGAGGAAAGCTAAACACTACATAGACCTGCTCATAGAGAGCGAGGTTATAGA